ACGGTTGTGTAACCTAATTCGCCTGTGTTATTAACCGTTATCGTAAAATCTGAAATGAGCCCACCAAAAATTGGTATGTAAGCGCCTACTGAATCAGTTACTTCAACGGTTAAGCCTGAACCGACGTTAAAATTATAAGATGAATTATCAAGATTAAGAAGTTGTAACTGGCAATATCCGGCGACTGGCTGTTGATAGATATCTGTACGGCCTGAAGTAATAGTAAAGTCGGCGATGGTTACATCGTTTAATTCTTCTCCATCAACGATTACTTTAAAACTAGGTGTATATGCGGTCATGGGGTGACTAGTTGCCCTGCGCCTAGTGTGCCTCTGGCGGCAGAGTTATTAAGAATAGAGACGATCTGGCGAGCGGTTGATTCGCTATCGATTGCGCCATTAACCGTCAAGTTAATAACTGTGCCACCGGCTAAATTATTGCCTAGACGATTGTTAGGAATGATCTTGCCATTTGTGTTGGGCATAAATAATTCGGGGCCGCGTTCGCCGACCATGTAGGTAGTGCCAGCATTAACTGGGCCACCCAGAGCCCTGCCTCCACCGAATAACTTTTGCAAGCCAAAACCTGCGATACCTGTAGAGCCTAAGGCGATTGGGTTTTCGTCAATAAATTTAACTAGTCTTTTAATTGCGTTATACGCATTATTGACGGTATCGACAAGAGTCGCAAAGTTATCAATAATAATACTGACTGCCGTACCCAAGGCTTGAAAGGCGAATTTTAATTGTGTGCCGATTACTGGGGCTAAGAAATCTCGCACGAAGGCGGCGACCGTCTTAAATAACGCTACGAGAGGTTTTAACTTTTCTTCATTTTCGGCAAGTTTTTCGGTTACCTTCTCAAAGGCTGATCTCAGGCCATCGATTACTGGAGTTAAAAATGCTGAAATCGCTGGAATGACGAACTCGGTAATAAATGCCCACATGGATCTAAGCGTAGGAACTACGTAATCGCGAATATAATCCGTCAGCGCTGTAAATACTGGAGTTAATTTCGGCCCTAGTTCCTCTGCTAACTTCTGAACCGCCGGTATAACTTCATTGACAAAATTAGTAACCATTGGCGTAATTGCATCTAGGACAAATGCTCCGACGGTTTCTTTACCTTCTGCAAATGCGACGTTAAGTCTTTGCATCTTGCCTTGGAATGTATCGGCCTGTTCAGATGCCTGACCGCCAAAGGTTTCAGCGAGTTTTGCCGTGATCTCTTCCATCGACATTGTCTTGAGTTCTGCGGCTGTAAGACCTACGCCCAGTTTTACCAATGACGCGGTGTTGCCCTCTTGGGCTTTAGCCATTGCGTTAGTGACGGCTTCGAGCGACTTGCCACTACCTGCGGCTACGTCAAGCGCGGTAGCCTGTAATTGAAGTGCCTTATCTGCGTCGCCTGTGGCGCGTAAGAATCTTTCAAAACTTGGACGTAACTCATCGTCTGTTACGCCAGTTAAAAGGGAAGTCTTAAGTATCTGTGATTCGACGGCTGCAATTTGTTTCTCTGTAGCGCCCGTGACGTTACTTAAAGTCTTTGCTAACTTGGCTTGGGCGGCTTCATCCTCGATCGCGGCCTTTACTCCATCGACCAGTAATTTACCGGCATAAGCGGCTGCGGCTGCTCCTGCGGCTGCAAATGCTAAGGCAGCCTTTTTACCGAATGCTCCGACTTTATCGCCAAAACCTTTTACGTCGTTATCAGCCTTATTAAGATTCTTTGTAAAACTATCAACGTCTGCAAGGAGTTTAAGTGTTAAGGCTCTGGATGTTGCGGCCATTATGTCCACTCCTTTAGAATCTTATCAAATGCGGTAGTCCACTTAGCGACTATCTCAGGTTGAATCCTGCGTAACGTTGGATAAATAAACCAGCCTTTAGAGCCTCGACCTTCGCGGCCTGACCAGACTGGAAATTGCTTAAACTTGTTGGAACCGAACTCAGAACCGCCCCAGATGTCCTTGGTGCTTGCTCCTCCTGAAAACTTCTGAGATGCGAACCCATAAGTAATCTCGCCGATCTTAGATGACTTCTTGACACGGGCTCCACTAGCGATACGTCCTGCTACTGCTCGGCTTGGCCGAGAGTTAGCCGTCTGGATGATCTCTGATCGAGCGAATTCCGCCAGCGCTCCCGACTGGCGTTTCGCTTCATCTTTTGCTTCATCCGTCATACCTTTGAGCGCCTTGAATACTTGGCGTAATTGCGCTTGATCTAGTGCTACTGGATCACTTGCCACGATTACGCTCCTCTAATATTTCAATAGCGGTTAAGATATCTTCACCTGTTCGCCAATGATCCATAGGGATCTGGGTAGCGATTGCCAGTTCAATTAAGAGTCGGCTTACGCTTCCCCTTGGATGACTTTTGGGTTTTCGTCACCGACTTCAACGTCTGCGATCGATTCCATCCATACATCCAACGGCTTAACTGTTTTGCCCCCGGCATCTCTCTTCATAGCGCTATGGGCTACGTAAAGGATGTCCCACATTCCACCGAACTGAGAAATAACCTTTTTGGTGGTTAATTCCCATTTAGCGTAATCTGGTGGGCGAACTTGGTAAGTGGTTTCTGTTCCGTCTATATATTTAATTGTTATGTTCTGTTGCATTTTGTGCTCCCGTTCTGTTGATTAACTGAATGTTTCAGTAACTGCGCCCTTTGATACTTTGAAAGTAAAGTCTACTGTCTGAGCATCCGTTCCAGAGCCTCCTGCTGTAGGGAATTCTGGCATGATTGGGAATGAGAATACCGCACCCGTAGCCGCTGTAAGGCTAACGGTGATATCTGTGTCTGGCGCTGATTCAGCCGCTGTCCAGAGAGCCTCACATACTGAGTTAGCCTTGCCCCAGTCTGCGAGCATAGATAGCGCGAAAGTACCTTCGATGTTTGTGGTCTTGTAAGCCTCGCCATCGAGTGTCTGATATGTCTCGCGAACGTTAGTCTTTGTGAGTACTGCGCTTGTTGCTTGTGCTTCGATATCTGTTCCACCTGTGAAAGATAGAGAAATATCGCGACCTGTTATTACTGTGGTTGCCATTATTTATCCTTTATGTTGTTTGTGTGTAGTAGGTAGAAACTCTGATATCTGCGACCAAGCAATTAGATGGCCCGACTTGAGTTACCGTAGGTTTTTCAACCGCCCCGATTGTGTACCCGACTGGGATTACTTTCAGAACGCTCATTACTAGTTGCTCGAGATTGTCGAGCGATGCTGGGTTGGAGTTATACGCAACAGCAACCGAGATCACGAGATTAATTTTTGTGTGAAGTGTGCTTTTATTAATTGTTTCTAACTCGAGGTAGGGAGAATCTGGGACGGTCACAACGAACGGAACCATAGGAGCCTCGGGAACGTATGCGTACACATTACCGGCAACGTTAGCGAAGGCGGTGGCTAATGGCTGGCGTACCGTGTCAAGAATGGTCGATGCTGGCATTATTGCACCATAGAATCGGTGTCAATAAACGGCCCTAGCAGCCCTGACACTCTATTGAAAAGACTGCGACCTAAACGATATGGCGATACCTGAGTAAAATCTACGCCTTCAATCTGACCGCCGGGGGCGATGCGAGATTGGAATACCTCTACGGATACTGCTAATACGGCTGACTCGACTGCGCTATTACCTACATAAGTGGCAGCGCCTGAAAGGGTAGCCAATCCTGAAGGGATAACCTTGCGCTCAGTTATGTCTGCGTTAGTTATAGATACTGTAAAGAATCCGTTAAACTCACGGTAAGAACCGTCTAAAAATATGCGTGAATTAGAGCGGAGAATGAAAGAATCATAATCGATGTTGCTAGATTCTAAAATTGTAAAGGTGCCGTTAAATGGGGAGCCTACGCCAGTAATGACTACGCTCTGACCCTCTGAAAAATTGTTATCGCCCAAGACGTAATATGTAGCGATATTGTCTTGCAACGCTACTACATCGATCGGGCTTGAATACTTGACGAGCATAGGCAAAATTACGGATTCGGCCGTATCAATTACATCTGCTAGATAAGCGTCGCTATAAAGGGATGTAGAAACGCCAAGGATTGACCTCAGTTCAGCAACCGTAACGATTGACGGCATCTCTACATCCTCTCTAGTAAACGACTGGGGGAGCGATCGGGAGCAACCGCCCCCCCATGATTAGTTTGTGACTACGCAACCATGAAGCGGTATGCGCCAGCGCCAATCTTTGTAGCGATTGCGCCATAGCCGTAGTACCCGACCTCTACCTGACCTGTTGAGATAAGGTTCGTCTGAAGTGATAGGCGTGGTGATTCGTACCATGTGTATGCATCTGGGTTTACGACGATAAGTGTATTATCGCCGAGTCCTGATCCATCTGTGAGTGCGCGTGATACGCGAAGGTTTAGTCCGAGTAGGTTTCCGCGAACTGCAGTAGCCGTCAAAGTTCCGCCGGCGTTCTGTGGGTTAATTGTTTGCTGGAAGATTGGACGGTTTGAAGAATCGACCAAGCCCATGAGTGCGCCCCATTGTTCTGGAGATACGACGATGTTCTCAGCAAATCCAAGTGTGCCCTTGTAGATTGACACGGCTGCATCTGATACAAAATCAGATACTAGAGCGCCAGTTGTAAGTGCTGCACGGTTTCCGCCGTCTGTTCCACCGTTAATTAAAGCAGTTCCGACTGCAATGTCTGTTGCCTTTGCGTATGCAAATTCCATTTGACGTACGAGTTCTGCGAAAAACGCTGGAGATGAACGATCCAACAACTCAAGGCTGAAGGTTTGACGTCCAATAAACTTTTGTACTGAAACTGAAACGAACGCTGAGTTCATATCTGTTTCTGATGGTGCGCCACCTTCTGAAGCGACTGCGACTGTTGGTGCTACTGTAACTTTAGGAATTTCAAAAGACATTCCTGCGTCTGGTAGTGCGCCTGTTGAAATTGAGTCAATAAATGGACGATCTGCGTTTGAGATGCCGTTAATAACTTCTGTTAATTGACGTGTAGGAATTAATCCTGCGTTGTCTGTTGTGTCTGCTGCTGCTGCAACGTACATCTTTGATGTTTCGTTACCAAGTGAAGCGCGGACTGAGTGCTCGAGATAAGAAGCCTTATCAACGATAGGGTTACGAACTGTTGTTGAAATATAAGGTGCTGTTGCAGCCTTAACTTCGACTCTTGCAGCCTCTACCGTTTCTGCGGCAGATGCGACTTCTGGAACGGTAGTGTCTGACACTTGTTCTCCTTCTGTGGTTGATGGTATTTCTTCCTGAGTTGGCTCAGAAACTTCATTGTCTACTGCCGCTACTTTTGCGACCTCAGCGCCGGGAATTGCGCCGTCTGTTACGAGGCTAACCTCGATTAAGTTACTTGCGCTAATTGCCATTACGCCGTCTTTGTTATTCCACTCTTCAACATCGACTCCAACGCTGAAATCAGAACGAAGTCCTGTTGCCGCCTCTTCGAGGGCGTCATTACCGGCGGTGGTCTTAGCGATCTTAAATTCTGCGATAATGCCTTGCTCATCTTGCTCAAAACTTACGAGTTTTCCAAGGGGTCTTGTAACGTCATGCTGGAGAACTAGTTTTGTGTTCTTAGACATCTTGATCGAGTCCTTCTCGAACATCGTGCGACCGGCTGAGGTGTTGCCTTCAGCGTTCCAAGACACAATACGCCCAGCGATGATGCGTGACTCTGCATCCGCCGCCGTAATTGCCACTGGCATAGTTATCTTCATGCGTCGTTCCTCTCGTTATGAATTAAATCTTCTTCTTCTTGAATCTGCTCGACACTCATAGCGCCAATGCGATTAAGAATCTCGTAAACCTGAGCGCGTTGAAGCGCATCTGTACGGAGGAACTCGTCTAGTGAGAAACGGATCGTCGAGGTTGAAGACACAAAGTCCGGCATGCTAAGGCGTTGCTCGATCGCGGTTAGGATTGGTTTCATTGAGAAATCGATAAGCGAACGACGCTCTGATACTGCGTTGGAGTAGGTCATGCTCGTCATTTCAGCGCTTACGAAGTACGCGGGAAGGTTGCAAGCGCGGGCTAATTCGAGCGCCACATATTGTCTGGCCTCATTTAGTTGTAACTTAGAGGGGTCGATGCCAAGCGCTTGCAATTCTACATCGGCGTTAAGAAACGCAGTAGACTTTGTAAGTCGAGCGTTACGCCATGATTCTAGAAGTTTTGAAATACGTTCTGCCGGTAGATTCGTTCCGTTAGACTTAAGAACTTGTAGAGGTACTGGCTCTTTCGCAAAAGTTTCCGCCGCTTGCTCTAGTGCATGAGCCGCACGAATTGTACGACCGGCGCGATTGAGAAGTCCTTCGTCCATTCCGTAGAATACGATTAGCGATCCTACGCCTTGATTAGGAACGACTGAACCATCGACTTGATAGCCGACGATCTCTGTCTGAAGATGATTAAGTTTAGGAGTTACGCGATCAGGTGCTACGCGTGTCCATGAACGAACGCGTCCTGTATCTCCGTACTGTTCAAGAACTTGTCCATAACCGATTCCGTGAAATAGTAAGTCTTCTGCTAGCCATGCGTAAATGGCAGAGCCGGGAACGCGTGGGTCTGGCTGATTGATTACGGCTGGGGTTGGTTGATGCCCGCCGTTAAGTTTTGAGTACTGCTCTAAAGGTAATCCTGCAAGAGTAGTGCAGATAATATTACGAGCACGGGCGATTGTTGGAACTGCCATCGCTTGCTGGCGACTTGCTACCGATTGAGTAAAGACAAAAGGGTTAAATGACGCCGTGTTATTAAATGGCGCTGGAGTAGAAGCCGCATCTACGGTAATTTCTACCGTTGGCTTTGATGTGAAGATGTCCCGAATTCCCATTGGACATATTATACGCTATTGTCCAGACATTATCCTATCTGAATGTCTACTTCTGATTCTCCGCGTGTTGCAAAGTGAGTAACCATTGCAGCCGCTACCGCACCACACACAATCCCAGAAGCCTTGCGACCCATGACCCATCCACCATCTCCGCGAGTAAGTTTTACCGCGCTTAAGACTTGTTTACTGAGTTCTTCTTGATCTGAATGCTGAAGTCTCATCGATGTCACGGCTGAGACGAACTCATCGCATGATTGCTGATATTCCTGACCGCCAATCTCATACATGGGAATTCCTGCTGGCTGAAGTCTTGCCGCGACTGCGCTAGCCGTGCTTTTACTATAGGCAACCTGATTAACTGGGAACTTGCGCACCCAGAACGCAATATCGTTAGCCATTTCCTTATCGTCAAGATTAACTGGGTTAAACCAAGTGTGAAGCAAGGTCACCAAGAACTTATCGCTATCGATTCTCTGACCCGCAACGAGTGACCCGTGTTTTCTGTCTGGGCTAAGGTCGATCGCCATCCAAGTATCTTTCTCAACGTCTAATTCTGGAACTTCCGCCTTACACTTCTTCCATTCTGCCTCTGAGATAACTGGGTTGATCATGGATACGAATTGGCAAAGAACTTCCGTTCTAAAGATGTCCTCGCGGTCTGATAATGAGTCTTTGATATTGTCCTCATGGACTGTATGTCCTAAAGACGGGTTGGATTGATACCAAGCCTCTTTATCGGTGATGTCTGCGCCGGGCACTGCACTCCACTCGAACCAACCGATCG